CTCGCTGGTCGACCGCGCGCCGCCACACGCGAAGCCCCCCCGGTGTTTTTGTTAGCAATTTCGCACATTCTTCCGGTTGTCGGCGGCTTGCACTTGTTGCACCGCGAAGCACGCGGTACCGTACGCGCGCCGCATCTGAAACAGCTCTGAATCGGGCCGCAACCTGATGCCGGTCTTCGTTTGGTATCTCCGCAGTCGCCGGTACATGCGACGCGCGCATTGGTCTGAACAGTAGCGACGACGCGGTCCCAGCGGGAGCGATGCGCCACACTCCACGCAGACACCGCGCGGAGTAATGCTCGGGATGGGCAGCTTCGCGCGTGGTTGCGGCGATCGGTGACGGCCACGGAACCGATACATGCAGGACCGACAGCAGCGCGCGCGCGGACCCTTACGGTTGCCACACTCACAGATCGCCAGCGCCGCTAAACGTTTTATGCGGGCTGCTGTACGTGCCGCACCAGCGCAGCCCTTAGAACAAAACCGATAAGGGCGATTCCCGTGGGCACAGCGATGCCGCTGAAAAGAGACACCGCAGTGTTCGCAGTATCGGATCGTCCGCGCGTGACGGTCGCGCGTGTCACACGCCACACATCGGCGCGATCGCTTCATCTTCGGCTGTCCGCAAGACGGGCACACGTCCATTGCCCGCGATCGCCTTGTCTGATCGCTGCTAAAACGACCGTTCGGTAAACGTGGGCCCGTCTTGCGTTTGCCAGCCATTGCGCTTTACTTCTCTTGCGGATCGTCGGATGGATTCAGATCCTCATCACTCAGCGCGAGAAACAAGGTTTTCGGGCGGCCGGGCGTCGTGTCGCCGTACTTGTATTGCATCTCCACGACCTTCAACAATTTCCCGCCAGCGTTGCACGCGCCGTTGCCGACCTGCGGCGTGACACGGCCTGCGACGATGTCGGACATCAGGCACGACATGAAATCCGCGAAATCCCGGCCCGTTTTGATTCCCCGTTCGGCGACCTGTAGACTCTTTGGTTGATCAAGGGCAGTGCTGCTCATCGGTTCTCTCCTTTGTTGAAACGAGGCGATTCGTGGAAGGAATCGCCTCGGCTTTCCCACGTTGTTTTTCTCGTATGGCAGGGCTTGCACAAGCCCTGCAGGTTGCTCCGATCCCAGAACTTCGCCGGGTCGCCGGCGTGCTTCGTGATGTGATCGATGTCATGCGTCAGCACGTGGTGGCCGTCGGCCCGACACGCCCGGCAGAACGGCTCGGCGCGTAGCATCTCGGCCCGCAGCAGGCGCCAGCGCAGCGAGCCGTACCACGCATGCGTGGCGGCGTAGACCGGGCGGGTGTAGCGGTCGCGGGGCGCATGCGTCGGGCAGCGGCCACTCGGGACCAGCGCACCGCAGCCGGGTTCGCCGCAGAACTGCATCACCGCACCCACCCCTTCCTTCGCAACCAGTTCCCAATCTGCCACCCGGCGACCACCAGCACCACGATGCCCGCCGCATCCGCCAGCGTCATCACAGCCTCCCGGCAAGCAGCAGCACGAGCAGGACAATCAGCACCACGGCGATCAGGCCGCTCGGCCCGTAGCCCCACGTCGCCGAGTACGGCCAGCCGGGCAACACGCCGAGCAGCAGCACGATCAGCACGACGATCAGCAGCGCGTGGAGCAGCGGCATGGAGTCCTCCTCAGTGCGTCGGGCGCCGCGGATCGCCGGCCAGGCGCGTGATCTGGATGATGCTGCGATCGGCTTCGGTGACGCGCGCTTCGTCTTCCAGGTTCACGACGTTGGGCCCGCGAGCCTCGAGCGCGTCCGCAATGCCGTCGGCCGTCAGCGGGACGTCGCTGTGGATCGTCCACGTCTCGCGGATCGTGGCGGCGCAGATCGTCTGCACGCGGTACCAGTGCGGCATCAGGCGCCCACGTGCAGCAATGACGGCTGCACCTCGGTAATCCGGTCTTCAGCCAGCGCGAGGTACTGCGGGTTCAGGTCGCAGGCGATCCCCTCGCGGTTCAGCCGCCGCGCCACGCGGACAACGGTGGCAGTTCCACCAAACGGATCCAACACCACGTCGCCGGGTTTGCTGCCGGCCAGGATGCACGGCTCGATCAGCGCCTCGGGCATCGTCGCGAAGTGGGCACCTGGATAGGATTGCGTGGCGATCGTCCACACGCTGCGCCGGTTGCGGCCATCCGGCAGGAAGCCACTCGTCGTAAAACTGGTGTCTTTTCCCGTGCGTGCGTCCGACTTCGCCCCGTTAACGCGCCGTGCGCCCTCCGTCCACCGCGCCAAAGATCCCGCTGTTTGCGGTTCCTTGATCGCGTCGGCGTCGTAGTAGTACCGCGCGGCCTTCGTCAGCAGGAACAGGTATTCGTGCGCCTTCGTCGGCCGATCCGTCACCGATTCCGGCATCGGGTTGGGCTTGTGCCAGATGATGTCGCTGCGGAGATACCAGCCGTCGGCTTGCAGCGCCATTGCAACCATCCACGGCACTGGCACCATATCTTTATGCTTCAACCTTCTTGTATAATCGAGCCATGTCATACGAGCGAACGCATGAGCATCGCCAGAAGATGAGCGAACGCCTGACAGGGCAGAAGCACGCCTATCGCAGCGCGAGCACTCGCCCCGATGTTGCTGCCAAGATTCAAGCGTATTGGACGCCTGAGCGCCGGGAAGCAAAGCGTCAAGAGATGCTGACGCGCAATCCGTCAGCGCGCTATCACGGCTTGTCGGCAACAGAAGCGGCTCGACTGGTGGCGGAGGTCGGGAAATGTCAGCGATGCGCTCACAATGGGTCATCCAGTCGGCTAGGCATTCATCACAAAGATCGCGACAAGCGGAATCAGCGCCCGTCGAATCTTGAAGTGCTGTGCCATCGGTGCCATATGCGTGAGCACGCCGACGCTGGCGAGACTGGTTGGCAGGTTTACCATCGCAAGGAAAAGGCACGGTAGCCTGCTTATTGGTTGCGAACTGTTTGCCGAAGTAACGCTCATTGAACCCCGTGTGTGTGTCGCCGCCAGCCGCCCCAAAGTAACTGGAACCCAAATTAAGCCACACGGTCCCGTCGGCCTTCAGCACGCGCCACACTTCGCGGAACACCTGCACCAGCGTGGCGACGTAGGCCTCCGGCGTCGGCTCGAGGCCAATCTGTCGGTCCTGCCGCTGCGCGCCACACGTCCGGCAGGCGTCACGAAACTGGATCGCCGGCACAAACGATCCCGACGATTGTCCAGTGCCATATTGCGCGGCCCGACGAGCCAACGCTTCCGGCGTCACATCTTGCCGGGCCATCCGTTGCACATGCCGGCACGCCGGATCACCGCCGGTCCATATCGCGGTCCCGTAGTCGCGCAAGCCCCAATACGGCGGGCTGGTAACGACGCACTGCACGCACGCATCCCGCAACGGCAGCGCGCGCGCGTCGGCCTGCACCAGCATCAGGCGTCCTGCACGGTGTGGTGGTCCACGCCATCGAACATGACGAGGAAGTCTACGCCGTTGTAGGTGACGACGCGCGGCGGCTCGGTGACGGCCACGACGCGGCGCACGGGTTTCGGCGCATGCGCGGCGCTGACATGATGCGACGTCAGCAGCCCCAGCGATGCCTTTCGCTTCAACGGTACGGCCACCGCGTCGTCTGACATCGGCACTCCTCGCACTCGTAATCCGGCGGCAGCAGCTCCGCGCGGGGCATCAGACGGTGGCAGGCCGCGCAGGGCACGCTATCGACCGGCGCCAGCGTGTCACACCCGGCGCGCTGCTCGGCGTTGAACGTGGTGACGTCTAGCGGCGGGCCGTCGTCGTCGCGCGTTAGACGCCGCACATGCCCTCACATTCGTGCTCCCACAATCGCCGTTGCCCGTGATCTTCCAGTGTGGACAGGTCCACCAGCGACAACGGAATCCGCTGCCGGTGCAGAAACGACAGGGAATCACCCGCAGTCATGGACCGGGCCGCTTGTAATTCGGCTTCAAACCGCACCGCATTGGCGAAGGCTTCCGGCTCATCATCACGCAGGCGCCGCCATTCTGCATCGCTGTGAAACGGGCAAAACGTGCAGGCGCTACGCGGTGGTGTCGGATAGCCGTGGTGCTCCATCCAGCGCAAGCACGCCGAGCGCGTCATCCCGCGTTCAATCAGCGGATACCGATTCACGCACCAGAGATCGTGTGCATCGCGCTGGCGGCTCGCTTCGTCCGTGCTGATCCCCAGCCACATCTCGACGCCGACCGTGCGCTGGCCGCGCGTGATCCCGGCCAGGCGCCGCGCTCGGCGCCGAATCGGCAACACTTTGAAATCCGTTGTGCAGTCGCGAAACCCAATCATCCCGTGCGACCCATCGGCGCCGAGCGTAAACGCCGGAATCTTCGTCACCGTGTAAGGGTTCCCCTTGGCCGAGGTTTCGACCCGCAATGCCTGCGATCGCAGGTTGCCCGCCGTCACCCGATGCACTGGAAACGGCAGCTGTGTTTCCAGCCAGTCGAGCCACCGATACACGCTCGGCGGTTCCGCTTGCGTGTCGGCAAAAATCGCATGCTCTGGCCGCTCAAGTTCCCCGACTGCGGCCATCAGCGCGAGCGTCGACGACTGCACGCCGGCGCCCAGCGACAGGATCTTCATGGCTCGCGCGGCTCCTGCTCCTGCTGCTCGAGCCGCCACTCGGCCCGCGCGCGCGGCGTCACGGCGGCGAGCACGACGATGCCCGCTTCCGCCGCGTCCAGCACAAATTGCCCGTAGGCCGTCGGCCCCAAGTCCTGCACGGCTTCGAGTGGCAGCACGACGCTCTGCGCGCCGGCGCTGTAGCACCACGGCACCGGATGCACTTCGCCTTCGCCGTAGTCGAGCCACAGATGGTGGTTTGCGTCGATCGTCAGCCGCACGAGGCGGCCCTGGTAGGTGCGCTGCATCAGTCGGCCTCGCCTTCCTCGGGCACGTCGGCCGGGGCCGCGAGCGATGACAGCGCCAGCGGCCGCCGCACCCCTTCCGCCTGCAGCCAGGCAATCAGGTCATCCACCCCGCCGACGACATGGCTCACAGCCGCCTCGAGACACCGCTGCCGAAAGACCATCTGTGCCGGGCGCAACCGACCGCCGCGCGCCTTGACTTCCACCATCAGGCACCGCCCGTGCCCAATCGCGATCAGATCCGGCGCGCCGGGTGACTGGCGGGTGCCTGGATGATCGCCCTGCGGCCGCACCGTCCCGAGCACAATCACGTGAAACCCAAACCACCGCAGCAAGGTCACGCAGTCCGCTTGCACGGCCTTCTCGGGGACGCGCGGCTGGCGCCGGGTGTCAGGACCGGGCATTGGCGTCATCCAGGGTGCGTTTGATGCAGGCGTCGTAGCTCGGGCATTGCGGCGCATGCGGGCAGCTCCACGCGCCGGCGGTCTTCGGCTGGGGGTGAGGCTTGGACTTCTTCGGCGCCGCGCGGGTCATACCTTGCCCTCCGCGAGTGCCCGGTCAATGCAGGCGGTGTAGCTCTCGCACATCGGGTCGTGCGGACAGCGGAAGGCGCTGAAGGTCTTCGGCTGGGGGCTGGGGGTTTCTCGATCCCGAGATGGGGGGGGAAGCGGTTGTGCGCCTGACACCGACTCGGCGCGCAGTTCTCGCGCGCGCGTCTTTGCTTCGTTAGAAGCAAAGGGAACGGGAACGGGAACGGGGGCATTATTTGTCATACTTTTGCCATGGTTGCCATTTTTCTGGCCATGCCAGCGCGATTCCGCCCCTTTTTTGCCAGCCGACGAGCGCGCCTGTGAAATGGCCGCGCGCCTGGCTTCGTCGAGCTGGTATTTACCCCAGTTATGAATGCGCCAGCCGCCGTCGGCGGGTTCCCAGAACCGGGCCCACACCAGCGCGGCGGCCACCTGCAGCGGGTCGCGGTCATGCCGAAACGAGCCCACGACCGCCGCGGGGAGAAACCCTTCCGTGTGGTGCTTGTTTGACCAGCAGAGTCCCTCGACGAACACGGCCAGCACGCGCCCGGTGGCCTGCCGGCCGATATGCCGGCCCGCAATGGTGAGCTTGTGATGAACGGGGAATTCGTCATCGAGCTTGACCCACATACGCCGGGCCTCTTACTCGGTCGTATCCGGCAGGTAGTCGGCCAGGGCCACCGACGGCCCGGCTTCGATGGCTTGACAGAGCAGGTCAAACTTGGCGATCGGCATCTTCGACGAGTGAGGGACGTCGTGTTGCTTCAGCAGCGCCTTGACTTCCGCTTCCGACCAGGCCGGGTGCTTGGCGACCAGCTCGACGAAGTAGTCGCGCTGCATCTTCGAGATCAGCAGCGGCGCCGCGGGCCGCACGGCCGGCTGGGGCTTGCGCGTCGGGACGGCCGTCCCCTGGAGTTCCTCCGCCGGCGTGGCGCGGTAGCCGGCTAAGACCACGACCCACGCGAGCACGTTGCGCAGCGACTTCGCGCACGCCCGCGTCTGCGCCATGCTGGCGAGCTGATAGAGCGGCTTGTGCGCCCAGTTGGCTTCATCCGACATGCACAGTGACTCGGCGCGGCTGATCGCGCGGCCGTCCACGAGCTGCGCCACTGCGACCGCCTTGAAGCCGTGGACGCCACCAATGGTGATCGGGTCCACGCTGACGGCTTTGGACGTCACGCCGTAGAAGCGGCCGACGGTTTGCCAGTCCTCGAATTCGAGGTATTGCTCGCCGCCGAACATGACGGGTTTCGCCTTGCGCCGAATCACGTCCTGCAGCGCGACGGCGGCGCGGTGCGCGGCGGCCAGGGTGTCGGCGGGCACTTCGCGCAGCGTCAGCGTGGCGATGGCTTCGCCCGTCTGCGCGTCAATCGTCATCAAGTCGGTGTCAGTCATGAGGCCTCCTTCTACTCGTCAAATAGTCCGCGCCCGGCGTCCTGCGGCAATCGCGCCCCATTCGCACGGATGAGCGTGCCGTCGCCGGTGCGTTCGGGAATCTCAAATTGTCGACACAAGTCGGCAAACGTCCGCCCGTCGTGATGGGCGTTCGCTGCCGCCATCAGGAATTCATAAAGCAGTCGGCTACCGGCAAACCCCTTCTCTGACGGGTATTTCAATTCCTCGCAATGAGCGAGCGCCCACGCGATGCGATACATGTCGGCCAGTGACGGCACCCATTCGTCACGATGCGCGCCGTGAAGGTAAATCTTGGCCCACGTCTTCCCTGCGAGCTGGCGCACAGGGCCGTACTTGATCTCAAACTTCCGCTCCGACGTCTTCTCGTTTTCGGTCAGCATGCGGGCACCTGATTTCCGAACGCGGCCCAGCCGGCGCGCGGCTGGCGCGAAAACAGTTCGATGTAGTGCGTCTCGTCCAGCGGGCCGGGAAACATCGCCTCGATCATTTCGGCCACGATCGCCGGTTTTTCAGAATGCCCGCTGACGGCAGCGTCGATGACGGATAGCGGTTTGATGGCGGGCTGCGGACTATCGGCGCGTCGGCCAATCAGCAGGAATTCGTGGCGCGTCTCAACCCACCAGCCTAGGCCGGGCGCCCGGTCTTTCACCCACACGAGCGATGCGACGTAGCTGAACTTCCAGGCATCAAGCACGCGCAGGCCGTCGGGCAACAGCGGCGACGTGACCCAGAGAAACAGCACGCTCGCATCAGTCGCGAGCTCGGCGACCGGGCGCCCGTCGGCATCGGCCAGGTCGCAGATGGCCGGCGTCTCGAGCGTCTGATACTGCGCCGCGGCCGACTGCTCGAAGCCGCTATTGCGATAGGCCCACGGCGGATCGGCGCAGAGCACCGCGAAGGTGCCCGCCGGAAACACGGGCGCATCCGTCGTGGCCTGCGTCCGCGCCCAGCGTTGCGCCAAACTGATTAGCGCGTGGCTGGTCAGTTCGTGTTTTTCGGGTTCGGCGATACATCGACTCATCGCCGCGTCGTAGTGTTCCTTCGGCCAGCGCGCGAGAGTCCGACAGTCGTGCGCTAATCGGTGTGTGACACCAGAAGGCAGCGGAAGAGTCGTGCCGCCAACAGAAAAAGACTGTGCGTCTTGCATAGTCTTTTTCCCACGTCCCGGCCCGCGTGGCGGCTTGCGGCGGTCGCCTTCGGCCAGCAGCGTATCGCCGATGTCGCGCTCGGCCTCGACCCGCTCGCGCGTGAACGCAAGCTGCAGCGGCACCGCCGCGCCACGCGCGCGCATCAGGTCGCCGATGATCTGGATGCGCTTGCGGACAACCACCTGTTTCGACAGGTTCCCGCGGACGGCCAGGCGATCGGCGCGCAATCGATCGGCCAGTGCCATCGCCTCGTCGGGGGATTGCGGGACCAGTTCATCAGTCATCAGTGCCCTCCGAACAACCGTCGGCGCAGGTCGGCGCCGGTTTGCATGCGGGCGTAGAACGCGAGCCGCGGCGGCCGCGCGGCGGCCTGCCAGCGCCCGACGGCCACGCCGCAGCCGAACGCCAGCCCCAAGGCGGCGAGTAAGGCCAGCCATGCCATGACAGGCTGACTCAGCGGACGCCGTGCAGCGCCTTGCGGCGTTCCAGCGCGATCGCCTGCAGCCACGGCCACAGCACGCCCGCGCCATAGCCGATGAGCGCCGCGAGCCCGAGCCCGATGTAGACCTCAATCCGTTCCGGCTGACACAGCGCCGTGATGTGCGCCGGCGTCATCGCCCGCCCGTTGTCCGGGCTTCGATGTACGCCCGGAAGGCCGCCATGGGAATCCGCACCGTCCGGCCCATCTTTATGCTGGGCCAGATGCCCCGCCGAACATAGGACCAGGCCGTGGACATGCAGACATTAACGAGCCTGGCGGCTTCCGGGACTGTCAGGAAGAGCGGGTCAGGGGGGAGGGTCGGGCGCCGGGCCACAGGGCCGCGGCCGGCAGCCGACTCAACAATATGTGTGTTATCTGACTCAAGGGACATGCGGCAGAGAGTATTGATCTCAGCGCATATCGTCAAGTGCTAAGTTGCGTGTACCCTTAGTGTCTCACGAAGCGCCGCTTGGCGTCACGGTGGACCGTGGAGTTAACGGAAGCGCCGTTATCAGACGCGGCGCCGCTGCAGGATGGCACGCGGCCTGGAACGGCCCCGCCGACGGCCCCAGCGGGCGCCCCTACGGCAATCCGTGTCCGTTCCGTAGTTGCCTTCACGGAATGGACACGGCGCGTCCCTGGCGCCAGCCATGCGGCCGAGCTTAGCTTCCCGCGAAGAGTGTGCGCTGGGCCAGTCGCTCCCGCACCGACGCCAAAGCCGCCGCCAGCCGCGCCAACGGCGCCAAAGGCGGCCGCCCGCGCCAGATCCCCCGCTGCACCGACAGCCCCGCCTGCGCCGCTAATGGATGTGACGACTGTCAACGGTCCTACGGCCCGCGGCGTTAGCTGCCAGTCGCCACGCCAAACGCGCCTAGCGCCACTGACGCGGCCGAGCTAGGGCTCGGTGGCGATCAGGACGATCGCCCCGCTGGTCCCGAACTGGATCATGAGTTGCGACTTGCCCGCGCCGTTGTCTTGCAACCAGAGGTTGGCCATGTTCCCCCCCGGCCGGCCAGGGGGGGGATTCTCGGTGAGCTGGAATCCGCCGGTAATGTCCAGCATGTAGGAACACTTGAGATACGGCGCATTCAACCAATGATCGGGCGCGATGGCCACTTCGTCGCCCGCCGTGGCCTTCAGCAGCGGGACATCGGCGGTGTTCGCCGCATTGCGCGCCGTGATCAGCTGATTGTTCGCCAGCCGCACGGCGCCACTCTGCGCGGGGTTCGTCCCCACCGCGAGACTGCCCGAGAGCGCCGGGTTCGCACTCATCACCGACGCCACGCCCGCGCCTTGCGAGATGAGCACCTGGCCCAGCGCCGCCTGCGGCACGCTGGCCGGATCGCCCGGCACGCCTTGCGGCCCTTGCGCGCCCGCGGCCCCATCGGCGCCCGCGGCACCAGGCGGGCCGTCGGCTCCAGCGGTCCCCTGTGGGCCGGGCGGCCCGGCCGCCCCGTCGGCACCCGGCGGCCCGGCGGGCCCCGTGGGACCCTGCGGCCCCGGCGCGCCGGCCGCGCCCTCGATCACTTCGATGACCGGCGGCGGATCCGTGATGACTTCGATCACCGTGTCGCTCATGGCGTTACCTCCGCGGGCTGCGTAATGTCCGCGGTCACGACCAACGAGCCGCGAATCCACGTGGTCACGATCCCCGCCTGCGTCACTTCTACGTCGTAGGTGTAGCTGCCGCTGGGCAGGCCATCCGGCCCGATGCCGAGATAGAACAGGCCGTCGGCGGGCGTCGGCACCGTCACGGCCAGCTCCACGACGGCGCCCTGCAGCTGCTGCGCCCACGACCGCACCGTCGCGCCGGTCAGGTCTACCGGCGTGTCCCCGAGCTTCAGCCGGAACTGCTGCGTCCAGGTATCGCCCGCGTAGGCCGTCAGATTCACCAGCGAAGGTAACGCCATCGGTTCCTCCCCTACGGCAGCAGGGTCGCCGTGGCCCACAGCGCCAGCCCTAGCGCCTGCAGGTTCACGCGGCTCGCCACGCCGGCCGCCGCCAGCGCAAAGCACACAACCGCGATCACAATCAGCACGAGCCGCAGCGTCAGCGCCATCGCGTCCTCCGGTCAGGCGGCTTGGTAATAGCCGCGGATATCCACCGCCGCCCCGGCCACCAGCGCATGCGGCGCGGTGCCCGTCATCTCCGTCAGGGTGCCGCTGGCCGAATAGAACAGCCCGGCGCGATCATTGACGCCGAACGTCAACTGATACAACGGGACAAAGGCAATCCCCGCGGCATACAACATCCCGGCGCCCGCGCTGATCAGGCCGGTACTCGGGGCGGGGAAGCCGAACGCCCACGATCCCGCCGGCAGCGCACCCGCGCCGACAGAAAACAGCACCTGGAACCAGATCGCATTGCCCCGGCGGTGATAGCTCGCGCTGATCGTATGCGTCCCCGGCGCCGTCACCACGCCCCCCAGGTACCACAGCGGCGTATAGGGCACCCAGCCGACCGGCGTGGTCCACGTCGCGCCGAACGTCGCATCCGTCGGATCGCGCGTCAGCACGTCGCCGGCGGCGCCGCCGCTAAAGCGGTGGCCATCGTTCCAGGCCGACGGTTGCACCTGCGTGGCGTCCGCGCCATCCAGCTTTGGACTCACAAACCGATGCCCGAGTACGTTACTCATGCGGTCACCTCGAATTGCAGCCGGCGCAGCACGTCGTCAAAGCTAAACCGCGTGCTTGAGGCCTGCACCGTCCGCAGCGGCGCCAGTTGTGGCACGTGGAACCGGGAGAGCTGCACGCGCTGAATGAGGAATTCGCCGGTCAGGTTCGTCGGCGCCGGCAGGTTGATCGCGATCAGCTTTCCGGTGCGCGTCAGCGGATCGCGCGTGGTGTAGGTCACGCGGATTTCGGGCGTGGCGAAGAGCGCGAGCTCGGCATCCGCGGTCACCGTCGCGCCCGCCGCCGACAGCCGCCGGTCCTGCACGAAGTGCTCAATGACGCCGTCCCCGCCTTCGATGGCCGCCAGCGCCGTTTGCGCCGCCACGTCGTCGCGCACGACCAGCAGGTAGAGTTCCTCCCCGTCGATCAGCGCCCGCGCGATGCCGCTGACGCCCGTCAGCGCCGGGGACACGGTGATGCTCGCGTTGTAGGCGACGGTGGCCCGCAACGCGCCCGGCCCGCTGGGCGGAATCCCCGTGAGGCTGCCCGCGGTGATGCCCGTGTAGCGCACGACCTGTTCGCCGTTCCCCACGACGGCATAGCCGCCCGTCGCGGCAAAGGGCGCCGTCCCGGCCACGGGCATCACCGTCGCGCCGGCGTTCACCTGGCCCTGCGGCTGCTGCAAGCCGGAGGTATCGGCCGCCGGCGGCGCCGCGCCCAGCGTGGCATCGCTGGCCGTGTCGGTGTGCGTCGTCGCGGTGTTATTGGCGATCGTCGTCAGCAGCTGCAACGCGGTCGTATTCGCCGGCGAGCGATACACCTTGCGCGCCGTCACGGCGGCGCCGCCCGTGGCAATCACGCTCAGGGCGACTTGCTGCGTCACGGCGCCGTTACTCAGCGGCGGCGCCGCGCCTAAGCTCGCGTCCGGCGTCGTGTCGGTGTGCGTCGTCGCGGTGTTATTGGCGATCGTCGTCAGTAGCTGCAGCGCGGTCGTATTCGCCGGCGAGCGATACACCTTGCGCGCCGTCACCGCCGCCGGCCCGGTGGGGATACCGGAGAGCGGCACGACACACAGCGGCGGCCCGCCGCTCGTGTCCACGGTCGGCGCCAACGGGTTGCTGGCCACGCTGGCCACGCTGTCGAGATATTCGGTCGCCGACAAGTTGGGAATCGTGGCCAGGCGCCGGAACGCGGCGCCGGCATCCGAGCGATAGAGCCGCCGCTCGTCCGCGCGCGGGTCGCTGGTCGTGGGCAACGACACCACGGCCTGATTGCCGGGCGCCGTGCCGATCGGGCCGGTGCCCGCGCGCGCGGCACCGAGGGCGCCATCCGCCGTCGCGTCGGTGTACGGGGTCGGATTGTTGTGCGGGAACGTCGTCAGCAGCCGCGGCGTGGATCCGTTCGCCGTGCTGCGGTACAGCCGCCGGCCCGTGACCCGCGCGTCGGAGGGCCGGCGAAATCCCTCCGGCCAGTGATAAGTGCCCTGGCCGGGTCCGGTGATCGTGTGCCACGGCCCGGTCACCGCCGATTCAAAGGTGCTGCCGACGACGTACGAGAGCCAGTATTGATATTCGGCGAGCGGGGTCATGCCGCCGCCAGTGGTGTGGTACGGCCCGTGCGCGCCGTCGTCTAGAAACGCGGCCGGCGCCGCCGGGACCTGCGACGTGATGGCCGCGCCCGCCGGGCCGGGCAGGGATTCGCCGTCGGCCGTGACGATCGTCGTCTGATACTGATAGGCCACGCCATTGGCCAGCCCGCCGGCGGCCTGCGCCAGCGTGGCCGCGGTCGGCCCCAGCGGCGCCAGCGTCGGCGGCGGCTGTGTGGTCACCGCCGCCGAGCCGCCCGGCGTCGTTTCCCCGCTGCTCGTCACGAACGTGACCGCGTAGGTATGCACGCCGGGATCGGGCCCGGTGCCCGCCGTCGGCGTGCCCGGCGTCAGCGCGCCGGGCGGGTCCACGGCGCCCAGCGTGACCGTGCCCGCGGGCGACGGCAGCGATTCCCCGGCCGCGGTCTGCCAGGTGATGGCGTAGGCATGCGTCCCGGCCTCGATCCCCACGCCCGACTGCGCCGCGGCCACCGGCGCCACCGTCGGCGCCGCGCCCGGCCCGACCAGCGATCCGGTCCCGCCGACGATCACGCCGGTATACGTCAGCCGCTGCTGCCCGATCACCGCCTGCCCGCCCGTCGTCGGAAACATGACCGCCGTCCGCACGGGGATCACCGTTTCGCCGGGCCCCACGACCGTGCTGACGGCTGATCCCATCCCTTCCACCAGTACGCGCGTCCGCACCTGTGACAAGTCGGTTTCGACCCGCAGATCATCGAAGCGTTCGCCGGGCACGAGCGGCGCCGGCACGTCGCCGGGTTCCTCCAGGAAAAAATGCAGCGCCCTGGTGTAATCCACGTACCAATAGCCGCCGATGCGATTCGCGAGCCGCGTCAGTGCGCGGTTCATCTCCTCGAAGGTGAAATCAATCGCGACGGCGGGCAGATTGGGTGCGACGAATTGCGTCGTGAACCCGTCGGCCGCCCGACTGGCCATCAGGTCGAGCACGATCGCGGTGGCCGACTGCGTGCCATAACTCTTCAGGACCTTGCGGCGGTTCAGCGCGCGCGTGTAGTCGGTGCAGGACAGGTGATAGCCCACGAGCGCGGGCCGGTCGCCGTCGTAAAACTGCTGCACGACCACAATTTCGCCGGCGAACAGCCGCGCATCCGGCGCCAGCGTCCCGCGGTAGATTTCGATCGGTTGCCCGCGGCGGATCGACGGGTACAGTGTGGGCGTGGCCGTCGTGACGAAGGCCGCGGCATCGAAGGCCGGCGGATAGAACGGCGCCGTGTCGGGCGCGTGCGGGGTCTGGTTCACCGTGAGCGTGGCGGTGTTCGGCTCCTCGTTGAGCACGTCGGTGATCACGAGATCGGCGATCCGCGTCAGCGCGGACGCCAGCATGCCGTCGATCACGACGTGGATCGGCGCCGCGGCCATCTACGCGCTCGAGAGCAGCCGCTGGCCGCGCATGGAGTGCGCCAGCGCGTCCCCGACCACTTGCGTGATGGCCTGCCGCGTCTGCGGGTCGTTCGTGCCGAGCATCCCGGTCATATTGATCGTGATGGCCGTCCCGCCCGCGCCACTCGGCACGAGGCCACCGAACCCGCCGGCGGTGCCCGCGCCGATACCGGCGAACGCTTGGGAGGCGTGCGCGGCCGCCTTGCGCGCCGGGTCCACCATCACGCGATCGAGCTGGCCGAATTCTTTCGCGATGCCGGTGATCAGGTCGGGCACGATCGAGCCGCCCACGATCTGCGCCCACATCCAGCGGAAGATCGCGACCAGTTGCTCACCAATCAGTCGGACGCTCCCCAGCAGCGTCGTAAACCGATCGACGATCCACAGCTTGATCCCTTCGTAGACCTGTTGCGCCAGCGCGGGAATCTTGCCGAAGGAATCCCGGATGATGACGTAGAGCTGCTTCGCCTGATCGCCCGCTTTATTCCAGTAGAGGATCGCCAGCCCCACCGTCCCGACAATCGCCACGCCGAAGGCCGTGAGCACGACGGTGGACGCGCCCAGCGCCGCGCCCAGTCCCGTCGCGCCAATCACCGTCACGACCGCGGACAGCGGGCCGGCCAGACTCGCGATCACACCGCCCAGCTTCACCACCGCGGCAATCACGGTCTGCATCCAGTCGGGTAACTCCTGGAACGTCTGCATCAGCGGCGCCATCCGCTCGGTCACGAGCTTCCCGATCGTCTCGTCCAGCTCGCCCATCTGGTTCGCCATGTTCTCGACTTGCCCGTTGTAGGTCTTCAAGTCGTTCTGCGCGGCGTTGCCGGTCTTGGTGTTGATGGCCTGCAACATCTCCGCGGCACTCATGCCGGGCTTGTACGCCTCCTTCAGCACATCCTGCAGTTTCCTCACCGGGCCCTTCTCGTTGGCCAGATTCGAGAGGGACTTCGCCACGATTTGCGCCGCCTGTTCCAGATCGATCTTGAGTGAGCTAGCCAGATTCGTGGTCGCCGTGAGCGCCAGCTTCATCTGCTCGGGCCCGACCTTGCCGATCGTGGTCAACGTCGCCGTGATGTCTACCACGGCCTCGTCGGCGAACCGCGTCGTCTTCTGGAATTCCCCCGCCATGTCCTGATACGACTTGATGACCGCCGGCGTGGCGTTGCCCGTCGCCTGCAGCGCCGTCGTCAGGCGGTTCACGGCGTCCTGTTCCTCCGTAAACGCCTTGATGAACGGCTGCGCCGACGAGACGATCGTCGTCACGACCTGGTTGACGGCTTTGGCCGCTTTGACCGCTTGCTCCTGCGTCAGCGTGAAGGATTTGTCTGCGGCCGGGCCGACGGTTTCCGCCTGCTTCTGGAAGCCGGACATCGCCGCGCCGGCTTCCTTCGTCGCATCAATGAAGGAACTGAAGTCGGCCAGCAGCGTAGCGGTCAGGGCCATGACGTTACCGGCGGCGCGTCGTGCGCGCCTGCTCGTCCACGAGATACGCGATCAGCTCGTCATAGACGCCTTGCGGCACGTCCTGCAGATCCGTCCAGGTCCAGCCCATCACGCGGCAGACGTCGAAGTCTTGTCGGGTCCGGTCCCGCCAGAGAGGGTTTTTTTTTCCTCGTCGCGCGCCGCCTCGGTCGCCGCCTGATGCGCCTGGATCGCGCGCTGGACTTCCATATACGAGCCGCTGTCGAGATGATCGAGCGCCGCGCGCACGACCGCCGGCGGCTGGTCGGCAATCACCAGCGGGCGCCCGTCGGCATCCTGGAATGACCAGTCCAACAGGTACGCCAGGACCATCGCCTCGCCGGCCGCAATCGGATCGAGTTCCATTTGCGGCGTGGTGCCCGCCGACAGCGCCAGCGGGCGCGTGGCGGCCCGCAGGAAGGCGCGATACTCGCCGGCGGTCAGATCCTGCTTGACGATCAGGAAATCGCCCTGGGACAGGTCCAGGCGTTCGGTCGCCGGGCGTCGGACGCGAATGGACATGCGATCAGATCCCTTTCAGCGTGGCGACCAACGTCCCGCCCGCCACGCGGTGCGTGTCAATCGCCCAGCGCCACGCGCCGCCTTTGTGTGGCGCCACAAACTGCAGGCCGGGCTGTTGCAGCAGATACGGATCGCTCGTAACGATCGTCCCCGTGACCTGCCACGCGCCGGTCAGCGGCTCGCGCGCGAGCCGGTAGCCGGTCACTTCGGCCGCGGTCAGATACGCGGCCTTGACCAGCCCGCGCGCGCCGCACAGCGTCCCGGCCTCCAGCATCACGCCGCCGGCGACGGCGATTCGCGGTCGCGCGCGAGCCGATCACGGTCCTGCTGCTCCCGATCGCGCTGCGCCGCTTCCATCCGCGCCATCAGCAGCGTATCGGGCGGCTCGATCGTCCACGGCCCGGCCGCGACAAACGATCCGGTGATGGTGACCGCGCCATCCGCCGGGCACTCGAGCCCCGCCGACAGATAGGCCAGGCCTTTGAACATGTGGGTGGGCGTGACGGTGGACGGAATCAGCTCGAGCATCACCGGCACGACGCCCATCGCGATCCGCAGGAAGTCGGGCGACGACAGCTCATCCCACACGCCGCCGATGTCGCCCTCGACGTTCGGCAGGCCTAAGACGTACACCTTGTTCGTGTCGCCGAAGCACGTCACGTCTTCCTTGTCGCGCTCCAGATCCAGCGTCCAGTTATTGATGGACGCGATCGCCACCGTCGTCGCGCCGCCGGTGGGATCCATCTTGATTGAGCCGGTGCTGCCATGTCGTCGGGCCATCGGGATACCTCACGCAATCGGATAACTCATCACCGCGTACTGCCCGCCGCCGTGATGCCACGTCACCGCGTTGATCGGGTCCAACTCGGGATATGCCACGCGCTCGAGCCGCTGACACGCCATCACCTGATAGCCGGCGGGCGCCAAATCGAGCTGCGCGCCGTGCAGCAGGACATGGATCCGCGCGGCGGCCGTGCGGCTCGGCGTCTTGCTCGCGTTCAGGATCACGGCCTTCACGAGATACACCGTCGTCTCGTAGAGCGTCTGACGGTCCAGCGCCGGCTGCTCGCTGTGGTCGATCAGCGCCGCAATCACGAACGCCGTCGCGCCGGCCGGCGCCCGGCCCCAGAACACGCCATCCGGACACAGGCTCGTGAGCGTGGCGTCATTGGCCAGCACTTCCATCACGGCCGCATCGACGAGGCCCGCATCGCTCATTGGCCGGTCACTTTCAGCCCGGTCTGCCGCACCTCGTCGATCACGGCCTTCACGAAGGTGTCGCGCGCGCGCCGCGTCACCGGCACGAACACGGGCCGCGGCGCCACGCGGCTGGTCCCGAATTCGACATGCTCGGCATACGGCGCCGTCACCGCGATCCGCGTGAACACCCGGCCGGGTGTGCGGCCCGGCTCGCGCTGCACAATCACGCTGGCGCGCAAGCGGCCCGTGACGACGGGGAGCCGCCCGCGAATCTCCTCGGCCGCCTGTTCGGCGATCGTGCGCTGCTGCGCCGCCGCGCCCTCGGCCAGATCCGGCGTCAGCGTGGCCAGCTCGCGCTGCCACTCGGTCACGCCGTCAAGCTGTAGGCGGATGCTCATCAGCTTTGCAGGTCGGCAACCAGTTCCATCGTCTCGCCGCGCGACTCGACGTCGATCACGCTGGTGATCTGGTAGACGTGCGACTGAAACCGCATGCGGCAATCGGTCGTGACGCCGGGATGGTAATCGCCCTCGACGACGTGCGAGACGTGTGTAATCTGCGTCCCGGCCAGCGCCGCTTCCGCATCGCGTGCGGTGGCCGGCCGGATGCTGACGTACCACACCGGCGGCTCGAGCGGCGTCCAGACTTCGGTATAGCCGCCTTCCCCGTCGGGCGTGCGCGTCGGGTGCTCAAACGAGACGACGTGACGCCGTTGCCCGCGCGTCGGGATGGCCATCAGGCAAACGCCTCATCGCGCGTGCGGCGCAACCGCAGCGACAGCCCGGCCCAGAATTTGTCATCATCGGCGCCCGTATCGTCGCCGCGGTGCTCCCACAGGTGCCCCAGCGTGTACAGCGTGGCGGCCTGCACGACGGCGGGCGCCGTCGTCTCCGTCCAGTCCGGATCGGCCCGCTCCCCGATGTAGTCAAAGACGATCGCGCTGGCCTGCGACAGCAGCAGCGTAATCTCGGAGTCGCGCGCCGGATCGCTGACGTGGATCTGCAGCTTCGCCGCCGCGAGCGTGGCCAGGGTCATCGCGGCCCTCGCGGATCGCGCAAGTCCCGGCCGCCCTTCACCATCAGCTGCCAGTCGGGCGAATGCCGCGGCGCGCCCGTGGTCGTGCGCCCGCAGTACCACGCCGAGCCGCCGCACGTCACCAGGTCGCCCACGTCGTAGGTCTTGCCGGGCACATGCACGCCGTGATAGCGCAGCCCCGGCCCGTCCTTGCCGTCAATCCCGTCCCGGCCCGCCGGGCCGGGCGGGCCGGGCACCGGCGCGCGCGTCTCGAGGGTAGAAACACGCTGCGCCAACGGGTCGATCAACCCGCGAATCGTCACGCCGAGAAACTCCGCCAACACGTCAGGCCGCATACGACAACCCGTCGAGGGCCTTCAGGAAGGCCGCGCGGAATTCTTTCTCTTCGTCTTCCTCATCCGGCGGGGGCTCGTCCTCGTCGGGGTCGGGTTCCGGTTCGGGTCTGGTCGGCGGCGCCGGTGTCGGCGGCGCGGGTTTGCTGAAGGGGTTATCCGCGTCCCGCTGCGCCAGGGCTTTCAGGCTGAAGTTCTGCTGCTGCATCATGGGACTGTCGCCGCCTTCCACCTTGCCCAGCCCGAAGTACTTGAAGCGCGCTTCGTTCGGCGACAACGCGCCGGCGCCGATCGCATCCGCCGCGGCTTTGACGCGCACGGACGTCACCATCCAGATCAGATCATCAAGATCGAACTCGGTGCCGTAGGGCGGCTTCAGCTCGAGTCCGGCGTCCAGGCTGGCTTCAAAGTTCGCCAGCAGCGACTGCAGGCACTGACTGTGGTATTTGGCCAGCAACGTCTCGAGGTCGCTGGTCGGCGCGTCGCTGATGTCCAGCAATTGCGGTGGGACGTGAAACGCGCTACACACGTTCGCCGCCGTCCAGTTCAATTGCTCGATCAGCTGCGAGTCGGAGGCGTTGACGGTCATCGCTTCGTACTTCATGCCGCCGCTCAGCACGGCGACGTTGCCCACGTTGGCGCCGCTGAACTTCTCCTGCCACTCGGCCTTCCAGCGATCGACCTGTTCTTTACTCACGCCTTCCGGCGTGGTGAGCACGCCGCCGGGATGCGCGCCGGAGCGGAAAAACTTCTCGCTCCCGGTCTGCATCGTCAGGCCCATCTGCGCGGCCATCCCGCAGGCGTAGAGCGGCGTCACGCCGATCAGCGGGTGAAAAAGCGTGACCATCGGGTCGTGAATAATTTCTCTAGCAGGGACCACGACGTCGTACTGCGCGCCCTCCGGCCCGACCGAGACGCCGGTCAGATCATCCCGCTTCAAGCCGTAGTAGACCGAGCCATCGGGCGCGATCAGCGGCGTCACGCGCGCCGGGTCCAGCACGTACAGCGCGGACACCACGCCACGCTGATCGCGTTCCTTCAGCACGTACGCATTCCCCGCCGTGAGTTTGCTGGTAATCCACTGCTCGACCAGTTTGACAATCGTCTGATAGTGGTTCGGTTGCCGCAGGACGGGCGAGTACGCGGGATTCGACGTCTCCTCCCACACGCCGTCTTCCGTTTCGGCCACGAGACGCAGATGCAGCTTGCCAATGTCCGTCGCAATCAGCGTGACGCAGCCGTACACGGCGAAATAGCTGAGAGCCGACTGCGTGGTGATCGGCGGGGCGTTCTGCTGCCAGGCGCCCGTAAAGCTTTCCCGCACGGCTGGAAACCAGCCGCCGCCAAGGGTCCCCGACGGTGGCGACAGCGCCGGGAGGCGGGGCGTGCGGCTGATTTCCAGGCCGAAGAGACGCATGCGGCGCTACGCCTTCCCGTTGCGGACGGTCGGCGCATCGGCCATCGCGGCGGCCGGCGCCGGCCACGCCGTGGCCGTCAGGTATTTCACGCTGTTGGTCCCGATGCGCTTCCAGTTCACGAACCGCTCCGCGCGCAGCGCAACGCTGTTGGTCTGGAACAAGCTGACATAGACCGTCGTCGCATCGGCCGGCGACATCGGCGCCGAGTCCATCTGCAACGAGGCTTCGCGCGAGGCATCGATGGTCACGCCGCCTTCATCGGCATACAGAATCAGCGACGGCTGTAACGCAATCACATTCGTGGTCACGGCATTGCTCGTGATGAACGTCAGGCCGCGATAGCTGCCGCCGTTGATCCCGATGCCGGGGTACTGCGGCGACCCGTCGCTATTCGATCGGAACGACAGCGCGAGCGCATTTGCCGGCGACATGATGAACGTGAGCCCATCCACCGGAATGTTATTGGTGGCGAAGTGGTTGATCAGGCCCAACAGATCCGCCATCGGATTCACCGTGGCCGCCGCCGTGGCCGCACCGTTCGTAATGCTGGCGGGACTCACGTTGGCGACCGCGGCGATCGCCGGATCCGTAAATTGCTGGTCCATAAAGGCTGCAATCCCGGCCACCATATCAGCGCGCACCAACGCCTCCGCGGACGGATTCGAGAGCCGCACCAGTTCCTCGGTCAGCACGATGATCCCGGCGATCTTGGAATAGCCCAGCGTCTCGGAACTGAACGCGAGCTTGGTCAACGGCTTCGGTTTCGCTTCCCCGACCCACCCGTATGTTCCCCCGGCGGTCTGGGACGGCACTTTGCAATTCGGCGGCACGACGCGCAGGCCGGGAATCTTCCCGAGAATCGTGGCGGGTCGCAGCAGCTCGATGAAGTCGTTGACGATCGTCTGGTTGACGAGCGGCGCGGCCCAGGTGCTATCCGTCGTGGTGCCGGGCGCAATCGCCGCCTTCAGGGACAGCGCCACTTCGGGCGTGCTGTCGTTCCAGCGTTCCGCATACTGCGCCGCTTCGTGCTTGTTGCCGTGGCACACGAGCAGCGCCATCGCCTGCCGCACGAAGGGCATGCCGATCGGCACGTTCGGCCGCACCGACACCTGGCCCGCGTAGCTGTTCAGGCGCAGCGTCGGCGGCGCCGTCGGGACCACCGTCGCGGTCGTGATCTGCATCTTCTCCAGCTCGCGCCAGCGCACGAGATCGGCATCCAGGCTCTTCACTTGCGCGGCGAGCCCGTCGTGCTCTTCGGCCTGATCGGGCGCGAGCGTGGCGCCATCGTCGGCGCCGGTCTGCAGGATATCGGTCATGCGCGCGGTAAACGCGGCGCGTTTGTTTTCGAGGTTCTGAATGTGTTCGGCAGTCGTCGGTTTGGCCATCGTGGGCCTCGTGCTCGTGCGGCCCGCAACGCCGGGCAAGGTCAGGCCAGACGCGGCCAAGTGCGGTAGGTCCAAACTTTTGATCGTGTGAATAGTGGTCTCCACGTTCGCCGGTACCGTGACCAGACTTAATTCGCAGATCTCGGTCATCAACAGGTGCATGCCACCAGACGGCAGCGCCTTCACGCCGTCCGCGCCGCCCAGCGGCCGGAACCCGATGCTGACGCCCGTCATCAACCCGGCTTGGATGCTGTGCCACGCTTCATTCACACGATCGCGCACGGCGCCCGGCTCGGTGATGTCCGGGAGCGTGGCTTCAAAGGCAATCCCGTCCCGCCGCGCGGTCAGCGTGGCGCGGCCGATCGGCCGTTCGCGGTCGTGATGCAGCAGCAGCGGGAGGGGATTCCGAAACGTGGCGCCCAGCGGCTCGAGAATGTCGCCGCGGCGGTCGGGCGTCGGCGTGGATGCCAGCCCGGTGATGGTGCGCCGCGGGCCGTCGAGAGCTTTGATGGACAGCAGCGCGTAGGCCCGGTCGAGCATGGGCCGACAGCTTAGCGGCTGGAATCGCGGGAGGGAACTTTACCTAGGAAAAGTCGGTTCGGCGTAATCATGCGCCGGATGAGTTCGGGCACGCTGACCCGCTCGGCCCGCGCGCGCGTCGTCAGCGCGTCGTACTGGCGCGCCGGCAACGATAACGCCATTTCCACAGTCACATCGCGCGGATCCAGCGACGGGCGGCCGGTGCGTTTCGTCATGACGTCCCCGTGAAGATGAACATCTCCGGCGTCACCGCCGGGCCAGCCTGATCGCGGTGCATCGCGTCCAGCGCCATCACCAGCGCCGCCACGCCGTCGATCCGCTCCGTCGATTTCTGCTTCGAGGGCTGAATATTCCCGGCATGGTCCACGTCAACGGCCACATTGGCCACGTTCCACCGCAGGATCGGGTGGCCGTCGTGCCGCAGCGTGCGTTCTAACACCGCTTTTTCGAGGGCTTTACTCGGCGCCGACAACGACGCTTTGCCCTGCCGCATGCGAACGCACGTCAAGCCGTCGGTTTGCTCGAGCCGCGCGATCAAATCCGTTGCGTTGAACGGGTCGTAGGCCACCATCCGCAGGTCGTACGTGGCATCCCACTCGTGCAACAGCGCCCGCACCCGTTCGTAGTCGATCGTCGGGCCGGGAATCGCCGCGAGCAGCCCGCGCCTGGCCCATTCATCGTAGGGCACGCGATCGCGCGTCACGCGTAGCGGAATCTTGTCGGCCGGGCAGAAAAACTGCGGCAGCACGGTAAACCCGGCGCCGTCGGCATCGGGAAACACCGCGACGGCCGCGGTCAAGTCGGTCGTGGTGCTCAAGTCCAGGCCGACGTAACAGCGTTTCCCGACGAGGGCCGCACGGTCGATCGGCGCACAGCAGGCGTCCCAGCTCGCCAGCGCGATCCACCGCACGGCCTGTTCGGTCCACTGGTTCAAATACAGCCGCCGGAACGCGGCCTCTTGCGCGGGAATTTCTTTCGCGCGCTGACAGGCGGCCCGCATTTCCTCCAGCGACCGGAAATCCCCCAGCGCCGGGTTCGCGCGGTGCCACACGGCTTCGTCCGTCCAGTCTGCACCCTCTGGCGCCTCGTAGATGACCGGCAGGAACGTGGGATCAATCTCAGGATGCGCCTGCACCTTTTTCGCGTGCTGATAGAGCTCCCACAGAATCGAATGCCGATCGTAGCCGGCGGTCGAAATCGCCATCACCAGCGGCTGCGCCCGCGCGCCGGTGCTCGACGCGAGCACATCCCATAATTCGCGCGTCGGCGCCGCGTGCAGCTCGTCGTAAATAACGCGGCTCGCGTTGAATCCGTGCTTGCTGTAGGCCTCCGCGGAAATCGCGCGATACACCGACCCGCTTTTTCTGTGAACGATCCGCTTTTGACTGTCCACGAGTTCACACGCGGCCGACAGTTCCGCATCGGCGCGAATCATCTGCGCCGCGACGTGGAACACCAGCGCGGCCTGCTCCTTGTCCGCGGCGGCGCTGTAGACTTCCGCGCCCATCTCGCCATCGAACAGCAAGCCATCCAACGCCAGCGCGGCGCATAACTCGGTTTTGCCGTTCTTGCGCGGCATCATCAGCAGGCACGTCCGGTACTGCCGGCGCCCCGTCGCGGGATTCGTCTTGAAGAGCGGCCGGATGATCCGCCGCTCCTGCCAGGGCCGCAAATTGAACGGCTGGCCGGCAAACGGCCCCTTGGTGTGTGTGAGCTGATTGATCAGCCGCACCTTCTCGTCGGGACCAGGGTCGCGCCGCGCCATCACTCGGCCGTGAACACCACGACGGTAAATTGCCGCTGCGCGATGCCGAAATTATTCCGCGCCGTCAGCGTGTAGGTCGTGGTCACCGTCGGAAACACCAGGACGAACCCCGTGGTGGCCACGCTGCCGATGCCCGGATCGATCCGCACGGTCGCACCAAAGTCCGGCACTTCCCACCGCAGCACGGCCAGGCCGCCTTTTGAAACGCGCGCGCTGTCGGCGCCAAAGCTCACGATGTCCGGTGCGCGCTGCTGCTGGCCGGCGCCGCCACCGCCGCACGTGGTCGTGGCGCTGGGGCTACACGGCGTCGTGGGACACGTCGGACAGGTCGGATTCGTGGTGCCCGCCGTCGTCACGATGGGCGTGGGCGACGTGGGCAACGTGACGTTCGTGGTCACGATCGTCGCCGGGTCGCAGCCGATCGCGCCGACGAGCAGGAACAGCGGCAGGACTCGTGGCATTCTGGCCTCCCTTTTGGTCACACGGCCGTGCCCCACTTGCTCGCCGGCGTCTCGGCGCGCGGCTGCAGCAGGCGCGGACGCAGCGCCAGGACGCAGCCCGACAGCGCCCGCATCCAGGCCAATTCCTGTCGATCCAGCGCGGCCAGCCGCTTGCCCGCAGCCCGGTGCCGCGCCGCGCGAATGGCCACCAACCGATCAACCGCGTGCGCGCCGTCCAACACCAACACGCCGTCCACCACGGCGACCGCATAGCCCGCGTGGATGCGCGCCACAAACGCCCGGCCGTCGTCGCCTAACGCCGCCAGGTCCGCGGGCGTGGGATCCCAGCCGGGTCCGGGTGGCAACAAGGCCGTATGCCGGGTGGCATTGAACGTGCCCCGCAACAGGTGTTCCGCGGGTGACAGGCGGTTGTGCCCGCCACTGCGGCCGGGTCTCCCGGCACCGGTGCGACTCATACAACCCCCAAAATCCTTAGCAAATCAACCCGCTTTGCGGCAAAGGCTTGCGCGGCGG